GTTTCCCAGTCACGATCCGGGGGGCCACGCTTGAGTTATCACGCATGGGCGGAAAGCTTGATTATTATTAAAATTCAAACCCAATTGATTGTATTCATCTACCATCTGCTGAACTGCACGTTCAGGAGTTAGGTCTTCACCTGTTTGGTTGTAGATGACATACGCATTATGAACGACCTTGTTCTTGAAAGCTCCGGCACCAAACTTAGAGTCATAATGTGACCTGACAGCTTCCACTTCTGGACGGGTCAATACTTGGTCAAGTTTGAACTCGTGCTGTTGTCTCATTAGTTCTTGGTTCTGTTGTTCCAAAAAACTCATTTTGTTTTGGATATCGTAGTTTTCAGTTTGAACCTTACGTTGACGTTCCCATTCGGCACGTTGTTCAGGCTCCATTTCACGAACATTGATTAATTTAGAAGCGTCCTCAAGTAACTGTTCTTGAGATATTCCCAACATCTCATAGGCAGCTAGACGGTCACTTTTCATGAAGTGGTTCAGCTTTTGGACATCTCCACTTAGACCCTCAAACTTGGTGCGAAAGTCATCTCTCTCAGTTCTTGCAGTCTCATACTTTGACTTTAATGGTTCAAAACCATCGGCCTTAGACAAGTAGCTTCGTACTTGTTCCTCAGTCTCTTTGTCTTTGATGAGCCCCCTGAACATCTCAGGAATTTCTTTCTCTTCACCATATACCTTATAATGGTAGTCGGGGGTGTATTCAGGCTCAGCCGCTAAGGGTTCTCCTTCCGGTTGAGGCTCCTGGTCTGGAACATCTGATACATCGTCTTGTTCTGGAGTCGGGGTCGGCTGTTCTGCTGACTCTACACCAGTCTCTTCAGTTACGTTTTCTTGATTCTCTACTTCCTCTGTAATCACTTCGCTCTCCTTGGCTATGGTTGGCCTTTAGTTCATGCCTGGGTTTGGCATGGGTAAAACATTTGGAGGTGGCTGATCTGCCTGCCCTCCCATATCTGCTTGAACTTGAGGGTCAAGTTCTTGCATTTGTCCTTGGAATGTACCTTGAGATTCCAACTTCTGAACCAACCACTGTACCGCTTCGCTTGGTACACGAAGACGTTTTTGTTTGGTTGGATCGGTCGGTGACGGTACATAAAAATCACACGACACGTTGAACCCACCAGTCGGGATGAATCCTGAGTTGGCACGTTCGATCTCGGCCTTTTGTTCTTGAAGAAGCTGCAAGTGAGCTTGATATTTTTTGTTGTAGTTCTCTCGAATAAAAGGAGCGAGGAATTTAAAATCAGCCATCTTCATACGGTTAAGAAGACGCTGAATAATATACTCGTGGTTTTCAAACGGTGCCGGCTCTACCCATTCTCCACGATCAAGTGCAAGAATATCATTCTTGGCGTTGTCATAATCAAGCGTAAGATCGCCGAAGGCTTCCTCATCGTTTGCATATGGCATGGCTCGAATGATCTTACCAAGATCACCAGGAGATAATTGTTGTCCAGCATATTGAAGAAGATGATTGAACGTAAGGTGTTTACCCATCTGAGTCTCTAGGTCATCAGCTTGAGGCTGAATCACAATGTCATAAGACAGGTCTTGTGAGTTCTTAAACTCAGGAACATTAACCCATTCACGCCTATCGAGCATCGGTACAAGCTGTTCGTCCTGTATGTACTCCCTCATTAAGCGAAGCGACAGGTCGCACATCTCAACCAGTAGTTCCTCGAACTTCGTTGCATGAATTGAGAATTTCTTTTTATCTCGCATCGAACGGAACAACATAGCGTATGGATCAAGCTGTGCGGTTTCGTCGTTTTTCATGTCATCTTCTGAGAGGTTTGCGATGTTATACATCTCAGAGATTTGGCCCTGCATGTATCCCACAAACTGTTCTCCAGAACGTCCCTGAAGGATTTGAGGCATACCACCTGTGACCTTAATATGTTTCACTCCATGTGCGGTGCCGCCGGCACTGATAGAGGCTCCAGACTGTGTAACAATCTTATCATCACCAATCGTAATCTGATGCTCAGCTATTTTAGAAGCTGTTCGATTGATCTCGGCTTGGTATGGACGTAGATGTTTAATAAGAGAATAAGCCCTGCAAGACGTTGGAAGATCATCGAATCCAATATGCAGAACAGGAAAACGACCAAGGGGTATCTCACCATGCTCCAGAACACCATGCTCAGTCGCATAATAAAAATAACCGTTAGGCCGTTCTGGAGTCGGTCTAAAATAAAACTCACGAACCATGACAAGACCCTTACCGTTGATGTAAGAGCCAGTGTTTCCGTCAAAGATTTTGTAAGTTTGTTTTGCACTTTCGGTTATGTACTTGTGTTTTTCTGGTTGATCCGCATAGAGTTTACGAAGGTCTTGAACCGACATCATCTTCTTTACACAAACCCAACGGGCTTGCTCGTAACTTCTAGCATCTGGATCGTTGAGTACGTTGAATCCGTGGAAGGTTTCGTAGACGATATCGCCCTGGAATCGGGGAACCGTAATCGGTCTGCCTTCCTCGTCCATGAGAGGCATCCCAGTCTCGTCATCTAGGACGAGCTCATCGGCAATCTTATCACCCTTCATGGGATCAAAAAAGACCTTAAGCCAAACCTCGCCTATTTGGGTGAAGTCTTCGGCCATACGACGGACAATACGTTTGTACTTGTGCCGACGCTTCAGGTCTTCCCACACTGCGTTATTTAGGTCAGCGTCTTTCTGGTCCTGTACTTCCGACTTATGCCGTGGACCAATCTTAACTCCTGGGGCTAGGGAAATGATATTGTTGACGTACAGCTTAACAATCTTTTGGATATGATTTTTGGTAAGTCTTAATTTTTGGGAACGTGTGAGGTTTTCGGAGTTACGAATAGTCTTCCAGAAACGTGAGCCTTTTCGTGTGTAATGGTTTCCAGCAACCAACAATACATTAGAACGCTGTTCTGCATGTATCTCATGCAGATAACTCTCTGCCTCGTTATATAACCGATTCAGTTCTTGTATCTGCATCAAGGGATTCCTTTCCCACCATTACTCGTTCATACTCTACGGGGTTCTCTATACTAAGAAGCTCAAGGTCATGTACCATCATTTCCTGTTTGATGGCTTCTCTTTCTTTCTCAGCTTCTTCTGGAGTCAACGTCGGATATACGGTTTCTGTTTGTTGTTCGATTGGATTAACTTTTGAATTATTTAATTCAGGAAAATCCAATTTTAAATTCCCGTATTTTAATGACAGAACTCCATGTTCCCCGCATGTTTTAATAATATCACACACTTCTGATGGTTTTAACATTACATTATTAACCGTTTCTTGGTCAATATTTGCCTTGTTCTTTGATCCAGGTGGCCTACCCCTGCGCTTCGGTTTCGATTCCATAAACTTTACTTCCTACATCATCCCCATGTTTTCATACATATCGTTCCACTCATCAAACTCAGACTGGTCAACGATGTGCTCAATACCCTTGGTTCTCTCGTCTTTCTGCTTATGATAAAGCCTCTCACGCTCGGTCATATCCTTGTAGGGGTCTACTTTTACAAAGGATTTTGGAGTGTGTATGTTTGAGAAGTCCCAAGGTATTTTGGTTACGGCATAGCGTAGAGCATCTATTAGATCGTCTTTCGAGTTATTCTTGATGGTCTTATTTGATAGGTTCTCAAGTTCATGAACTAACTTTAGAGATTCTTCTGTCTTGTAGATTTTGAGCATCCCAGTCTTAAAGAGAACATTTAAAATCTTCTCCCCAGACTCACGGCTTTTATCAGCCGGCATGAAAGCCTCACCCCAACGCTCACTGATTACACCGAAGTCCTTTGATGCCCAGTCATAATACTGGGCTACTGGCTTCATCTTACCCTTGAGCTCAATGTATTTCTCTAAAAGGTCTGATGCCGTTGTGATACAGCCATCACCACGCCAACACTTGAAGACTCTGCCTTTGGTGAAATTGGGGTCTACGGCTACAAAGACGGTGGCCGCTGGGTGGGAGGTTGTCCCACCAGAGCCTATGTCAACGCCCGTATAGATCAACCAATTGGACGGTAGTTTGTGATCTTCTGACACATTTCGTGTCCTGTCAAATCCTGCGTACTTTAGATCGGAGTCTTTTACGAATCGTCCCATGATCCGTCTGAGTCGTTCAGCCTCAGAGGAACAGTTGGCTTCTTTCTCTTTAATTCGAGCAAGAGTCCAATGAGAGTCCGTCCCATCCATATACTTCTGGCAATCATACATCGAGATATTACGCTTAAAAGCTGACTTAAACTTTTCGTACTTACCTCGTTCCTCCATAGTACAGCGCCAAAACTCTTGTCCGAGAGTCGCTGTAAAGACCATATGGAAGTACCCATCAGTAGCATTAAGGCGAAAAATAAGTTCATCGTAAAGCTGTTCAGGCATTTCCTCGTCACAAAACATAGCGTAAACAGTAGCCGTTTGGAGTGAATCTGCACTCTGTTCATACGACTTAAAGTAGATGGAAACACCTGTATTGAAGTAAATTGCGAATATGTTCTTATTACGAATATCGGCTCGCCATCCGTACTGGGGATGCTCTCTAAATTCCTCACGAGGAAGAAATTCTTTGACCCACTTTTCATGGAACTCAATGGTGGCCACCTCCTTTGTCGGATAGAAGTACCAAAACTGAGTTGGCTTCGTATCCCACAACACATCCCACAGCTCAGGCTCAGTAGCCCAATGGATTCCTTTTCGGATTTGGGTGGAGGATTTTGAAATCTGGTTAGCAGCTACTAGGAAATTATGCTTATTCTTGGAGGTAAAAAACTCCCAAGCCCATTTGTACCAAGGGAATCCGTAGAGATGAGGAAGGCACTGCTGCATCCGAACTTTACGTTCAAGTTTCTCAGCTAGTGCTTTCTTGTCTGTCTTCTTCGACTTCAATGATATCTCCTGGCAGTTCCTTCATTTGTCCTTGGAGCTGCGCTATTTTTGCATCTAATTGGGCTGGGGTTTCGGTTTGAGCCTGAACAACATGCTTGTGTTCTGTCTGGGTCTTCTGGGCAATACGCTGGACGGCCATACCCTTGGTGCGGTTTTCAAGCATCTGGATTGTCTTCAGCACAATCTCAGCGGCCTTGTGGTCCATGACTTTCTCGCATACACCCTTCTTTGGGAAGATATACTTATGCACAGGCATATTGATTAATTCCCACAGCCTATCGGCGGCTACGGGCATCATCTGATTGAGCTCATCCTCGTAGTCTTTGATGGGTCGAATGATGAAGGCAAGACGAGCTGTATTACGAATCACCTCGTAAAACGTAGCCTTGTTATACTCTTTGTATATCTTGGATGGGGAGAGATACGCTCCCTGGTTTCCTGGGTCTGTGACCCGCTGAAACTCTTTCCAGAAGTTTGCCCTAAGATAATAATCGTTAGAGTTTGGCTTCACTCGCTGCCTGAGCTCGGCAATATCCATGAGCATAAACTCTTGCGGCACAGCCAGAATACATTCTCTAAGAACACCTCTAGCACAATCGGCTAGTCCTAGCTGAGCTGCATCCTTGCTCTCCGATACCGTTACGGCTGCTTCTTCCATAATTGATCCAATAAGTCGTCTAGTTTTTCATGAAATTTCTTACGAAGCTCGTCAGGGTCAAACTCTGATTTAGTCTTCTCTGACACCATCAACATCCGAGAGTTATGATTATCCTTAACATAAATCTCCCAAGACCGTTCATATGGCTTATCACTCTTCGGAAACTTGTAAAGGCTGCTGTCCAATGTCTACCTCTACTTCCACTTTAATTTTGTTTGATTTAATGTCTTCCAATTTATCTTTGATTGAGTCATCAGACCGATTCTCGGTCTTCACTCTTGGCTTATCTGTTGTTTTGAATTTGGTGTAACTATCTGTGTCCACCTCATGATCGTGACTGGGAAAC